ACACTCAGCAAGTCCTTGTCCATATTGGTCTATATCAATACGACTTTGTACTAGTGGAGATAGTTCACCACGTGAGAAGAGAGCTTGTGCTATTGTGGCCATTACGAATATCTCACGTCATCGTAGTAGCTAGCTACTTGGTCTTCAGCATAACCTTCAGCTGTATCAATAAACATAGCTGTAGTAAGAGATTCCTTGTATGCACTTGCAATTCTAGCTACAAACGTTTCTTTACCAGTCAACCAGTTACCTAATCTAAGTGCTAACTGTAAACTAAAGACATCAATAAATAAGGGTGACCACTTAGTAGCGTCTTCTATTCTCATGATGCAACGCACCTTAAGTGGAGGTGGAGCATTTGTAAGTATTCTATCACCTTCAACTGAATATCGTATAAGCGCACCATCCTTATAGCCACCTTGTCTAAGTGGCATAACACGTAAACAATCACTTGGCTTTATATAAGCATATTGATATTCAAACTCGGGCTTAGGCACTGCTTCTGGTAATTGATTCCTGTGAACAGCAAATCGCCAGGGAGTTAACGCAATTGTCATATCCCTGACGATTTTAAAGTTACGATTCATCCAACGACCAGAAGGACGATCGTCATCAAAAGAACTAATCGCACCTTCTTTAAGCCAATCAAGTGCTATATTAGCTACTTGAATATCAGTCATATTGGATGACATAATAGTCTCCTAAGCTGTAGGCGTAGCACTAGCATTGGCAGAAAATGTACCATTGTTGCCATTGCCATTTTGAGCACAAACTCTAAAGTACTTGATAACACCAGCAGTCAAACCAGTGATAGTTGTACTTTGGATATTGTTATTAACAAGTGCTACATCTGACCAGGTGCCAACTCCATCTGGAGACATTTGAACCAGATAAAGATTTGCATCAGGTGTAACACCCCATTTGAGATCTACCTTAAGTGAACCAGCCGTAGCAGTTAGGCCTGTCACTTGTGCCATAGTAGCGTCACGTTTAGTAGTTAATGCAACGCGACCACGACCATATTTCAAGTGATCTGGACCGTATTCACCAGCACGATAGGCATTTCTAAAACGCCTACGTTTCGAAGGAGCATAGACCGTCATAGAAACCTCCTATCAATTCGGGCCTACTTTTTGGCTTCTGCTTTAGCTTTAACACCGCCTGAAGAACCACCCAGGCCACCACCCAAGGGATGTGGTCCAGGCGGAACATATTCAGACTTCTCAGGATTTGGTCGATAAGAACCCGATTCCTGGAGCTGCTTCTTGACTTCAGGATCAAAATCAAAATCTACCTTCTGAGGATCATCCCCAGCAGCTTCAGCTTTTGGGGCTTCTTTGGGAGGTGTAGCCATGTTACTTCCTTTCCAATGGTGGCCTCAGATTTTTCTGAAGCCTGACGTTAGCCGGAATAGCTTTCGTGCCATCCGGAGGTGGTCTAAAAGGTTTCAATCCGCCTTTACCGACTATAGGTAAACCACGAACTGGACCAATTGGCTTTAGTTGTAGTGACTTAAGTATCTGTGCTCGAGTTAAACCAGGAAATGGCTTTGGCGAATCCGTCTTAGGCTTCGAGGGGACGCTCGGTTTTTCAGACTTATCAACCATTACCATCTCCTGTTTCCCGGGCTGGGAACTACGTACCAAGTGTGACCAATGCGGCCATATTAACTTGCTTACGCTCTGGGGCTACTCGCGCCCAGGCGGCAGCAGCCGCAAGTTCTGCGTTCGTGGGAGAAAGGCCGGCCATACCAGATGTCTGGAATGCCATGCCCTTCGGATGGAAAAGAAGTTCACGTCGTGACCACAATTCTTCAACACCACCACCATTGCCTTGCTGAGGAATACGATAGGTTTCAACAGGAACCCTCGCAGAACCTTCACCAAAGATAATGGAATCACGGCCCAGAAGATACGTCCAGTACTTGGCAGTACCACCGGAACCGGTAACCAGAACGCTATCATCACGGATTACGTTGTAGCCCAAGTAAGTTGGGAATCTTACCTTGCCATCACTATCCGGAATAAAGTCGATCAAGTTTTGCTTGGCCAGGGAGGCATAGACCTTGCTGTGCATAATAATGACCGCCAAGTCATCAGATGCGTCACCCATCGTCTGGGCAGCATCGATGATAGCGCCGGCTGATGCACCCGCCGTGGCGGATACGTCAACCACCATGTCACCTGAGTTTGTAGCAATATTCTTGGCAAACACACCAGTCAGCATGCTTACAAGAATAGTCTCAAATTCACGTGACCAATAATCTACAACACGGTTAGCAACAACCGTCTGCGGATCATCACCAGCCAAATCTGCCACTAGGTCAGCACTTGACCAGCCTTTGTTACGGGACATACGGACTGCGATGTCCGAAAGTGCCGTCAGACCAACGGGAGCCGCAACTGACGCAGGGTCATCATTGCTCACGTTCGAAGCACCTGACAAATCATTCCACATTGGGAGGTTGATTGTCTGGCCACCGCCATTCAAGAAGTCAGAAATGCGGGGGTCACTAACAAGAATGCCGGCCTGAAAAATTCTCGCTTTCTCAGCCGTCATCCGAATAACGTAGTCTGCAAATACTGCAGGCACTACGACATTGGTAATGCGGGTTACAGCCATAACGGTTTCCTTACAAGGGTTGAATTGCTAAATATTCCTAACAATCCTTAGCTTGTGCTTTCGCGGCAGGATGTGTTATGTAAACCCAAGACGGCTTATGCTTGCGCGGCGCGTATTGGTGGTATTAAAACTTCTAAGATTTTACAAGGTTCTCCTTTCGGGCAATGTACACCTTAGAAGTTCACTTTTACTCCAGCTGCACGTGCAAGTTCTCGCGCACGTGCAGGATCCGTATTAAAGATCTCACCCTGTTTTGTGAGATTCTCTTTACCTTTCATCCAGGGATTCACTTGCTGCGTAAGTGCATTCGCTCCATAAAGCGAATCTTCTGCATATATCTCAGCACCTACTTTAGCAAGAGCCTTAGCTACTGATGCGCTAAGTATTGTACCATCTGGCATCATTAACTTAGCTTCTTTCAGCGCAGCTTGTAGCCCTGGATCTAAATTCTTCATAGCCCGGGTTGCCATTTCAACCTGTTTGGCATAACTTTCCGTGCCAGGTTGACCCCAGGATTTAATTAGCTCTTCGTGAGAAGACTTGATTCTCTCATTAATCTGAGCAATTTCTGCTCTTACAGCACCTGTAGCATGCATAACATACTTATCATGTAGTGCATTTGCTTGTATACGAGTCAAACCGTTCTCATGTGCCCAATTTTTAAACGCGTCTGCGAATGCGACGTCATATGGCAGATCAGGTGGAGCCTCTTTGGGCAACGTAAAAGTGTAATCTGCTGCTTTGTCTGGACGTCCAAGCGCTTTATGATATGCATCCCATTCTGCCTTAGGAGCATCTGGCGCTGGTTGAAGAATTCCTTTCTCTGAAATTTTTCCTCGAAGTTCTGCATAAGACTTAATGACTTCATTAGGATCTTTCCAGTTATTCTTTTTAAGAATTTCCTGTGACTCTGGACTAAACGAGCTATACCAAGCTGGAGTCTCTAGCTGTGTAGAGTCTGCTGGAGGTGGTGTAAACGGTGCTGGAGTTTCTCCAGATCCTGTTCCAGCTTCAGTCCCCGCTGGAGCAGGTGTTGCTGGAGTAGCAGCAGGCGTTCCAGACTGTGCTGGAGCTGCAGGTGTTGATTGAGCAGGTGCGGTTCCGGCATCGGCCATCTCAAATGTCCCCTTCAAGTTGATTAATCATAGAATCCTTACGAGCTGCAGCATACAATGCATCACGTTCATTATCAGGTAGATTTACCATGCTCCAAATACGCCCACCAACCATGCGACATCCCTCATGACGCTCGAGGGAAACATGTTCAGGACATACATTAAAGTAACCAGAAAAAGACATAATATCAGTGAAGACGATTTCGGCATCTTGCTTATTACCAGTACCACTGAACAGTCGAGTATAAGCTTCAACTAACTCAAGTCTCGCTTCTGGATCTCTACGTATGATAGACTGATAATTCATTATACACCTGGGCTTGGATTAGGAATACCTGGAAGTCCACCGCCACCTGATGGTAAGCCACCTGCACCTGCTCCATAGCTCTGCATTAACTTTTGAACTTCTGGAAGCGCCGCAGAAGCTTTCTGTGCAGTGTCAGCCGCAGAGTTCGCTCCAGCCATTGCCATCGAGGCATTATTCTGCGCATCTTTACGTTCACGGATCTCATCAACTTCTT